CAAAGTTTTTTAGCGTTATCTGTGTTGACGCATTTGTCACATCAGCAAGTAAAACCCCTGCACTTATGTCGTGAGTTTTTGCTTTTGTTTCTTCTGCCAGCATTAGCGGGTCTTTACCAGTTATAGTTACCTGATCACCTTTTCCTATATTGAAATTATCAATAATGTATTCACGCGATATGCAGTTAGCTGGGTCGAAAGAGCTGCTCTCTGTGAATCCAGAATAAACAATCATTTTTCTGTTTCGCAAATACCCGCCAGTTCGAGCTATTAGCTTTCTAATGTATGTCGAGTTGCTATTTCGTTGCGATGGGTAGGGCACAGAATATTGATCACCATCTTTATTGTCTGTAATGCCAACTGTAATCCCTGCATTTTTAGCCATTTCATTTCCCGGCCTTAAAATTACAGGTTTGTGATTGATATTGTTTAGCCCATTATAATAAATTTCACCAGCGACAAGTTGAGTGTCAGTTATTAAAAACTCACGCGTAACGTCACGATCAAAACTATCATCGTTTGAGCAGCCTTTTCCATCTGGCCTTTTTGGGTATCCTCGACAAGAGCCATCAGCTTCACCGCCATGAATAACCCTTAAACTATCACTAGTTGCTATAGCCTCGGAAGTAGTGCCTAATTGCGCCCTAGCCGTTATATTAACAGTTGTTGAATTAACCACTGTGCATTTAGCTATTTCATCGCCTATTCGTAAATAAGAGTTGGATGAAGCGCCGAAGAATGTTAAATCTCCACCGCTAACTGTTATATTACCCGTGTATGAATCACTGTAATCAGCGCTAGCAACGCACTCACTATTTGCCAAAGCTTCATCGGTAGAGTACTTGCACGCGTTTGGGTATATGGCTACAGCTTGAATTAACCGCGTACCATGTTGATTTTTTAAGCTTTCAAATGACATTAGTTATACCCCACCATTTCAAAGCTGAATGTAGAAGTGTTTGCACTTGTGTAGCTAGGTGCTCTTAAGTTATTGGGGCTTGCGTGTTGCCCAAATATACTCTCATTACCTTGCGCGTCCCACTTCATGAAAAAAGGCTTGCCATCTTTAACGTGGTGCATGTAATTAATATATTCTGTTTTAATTTCATCAAAGCTTATAAAGTCAAACTCACCGCTTTGAGCATAACCCACCTCTTTTCGGCGTGATATCAAGAATTGACCTGAGTTATTTGATCGCGAGCTTACAACTTGATCAATGTTATTTGAATTTGCTGGGGTAAAGCCTTCATTCGGAAGTCTGCTAAACTGCCAAGACTTACCCATGTAAATAGTACCTATAAACAGCTTACTGGTGAAATTTAGCGTTAACCTTTGGCGTTGACACGATGTTAAATCGAAAGTCTCACACATTGTGCGCAAGTCATCAATGGGCGAAAAGTTAGCGACAACCTCCCACACGCCATTAATGAGCAATTCAAGATAGCCAGTTAATCCCGATGATTTTCCGTTGTGTATTGCTATTCCCATGTAGTCAATTTCAATATTTGAAGTTTGCCTAAACTCAATAATTACCGTACCGCTTGACGCTAACGGACTGTATTGAGTGTTATCGCGATAGTCCAAAGCGTTTGCAAATGGATATTTAGGGTCAGCATCATCATCCAGCACTGTAGAAGTCAGTATTGCATTCCTAAACCCTAATATGCTTTTACATACACCACCGCCACTGCTTGAGCCATCACTACCCAGCACAAACGTCTGACCAACTGACACCAACTCGGTTGCGTTTCCGTTTGAAGTTACGAAAACATTACTAAATACATTATCAGACATTATATTAATCCTACTCTTGAGCCTTGAGCTTGCCCGTTATTATTTGCAAGTATAACATCTTCATCACCTTCTAGCAGTGCAGTTAATTGTTCTTTGGTTAAAAACCCACCATCACCAAAACCGCGAAGGTCTACAATGCGGCGAGTTTGTTGCTGGCCGCTTGCGTTGCTTGATTGGCTTTGCTGTGGTGATGTAGCCCCGCTTGCTAGATTTGCAGATGGTTGGCCGGCACTATCTATTGCCTTTATTTGCTTTATGCCGTTAGCCGCTACCAAACCGCTTATACCTAGCGCAGTGTAAAAGTCATTTTCAGCAAACGCCCTAGCAATACCAGCGGCAGTATCTATTTTTACGGCGTTCTTTCTATTTTTCTTGTTCTGCTTTTCAGACTTTGACCCGAAAGCGGTAGCAAGGCTTAGCGCTGTATTGGCGTATCCCTGATAGGTGTTTATTTTATTAACCGCTTCTTGCTGGTCAATTTGCGCTCTTCTAGCTGCACCCTCTTGTGATATCTCAGTGATACGGTTTTCGAATTGCTGTCTTGCAAGTATTGCTTGCTCATTAAGTAGAGCGTCCGCCTCGCGCTTTTGCTCATCATTAAGTGATTTATTTTCCGCAATTGCTAGCTGCCTATCTGTTATAGCTTGTATCCTAGCTTGAAACGCCTCATTTTCTCGCTGCACTTCAGCTGCTAGGTTTAAAGATAGTTGCGCTTGCTGTCTTTCGTATTCTGTAGCTGTCAAATCATTGGCGGCTGCAAAAAAGTTACTGTAAATATTTTGACGGTTTAATAGTGATTGCTGAATCATTTGATTTTCACGCTCAAGCTTTGCAGTTATATCTTCACCGCCTGATACTGGTGATTCACCACTACCGCTTGTGCTTGTGCTTGAGCCTTCATTTGTCGCATCAGTAAAGCTAATATTATCAATACCCGCTTGGAATACCGCTTGTTGCTTGATTGATATAGTGTCAAGCTCTCGACTTAATCTTTCCACCTCTGCCGTGTACTTTCTCACATTCTCAGTTTTTATAGGGCTGTCAGAGAACTTTTTAAAGGTATTTAGCTTTTCATTTGCCGCGACTAACTCGGCTTGCAGTTGCTTATACTCTAAAGTTAAATTAGTTATCTGTATTTGCCTTTGCGCTTGATTTAACTCAACGTAGGAAGCTTTTAGATTGTCAACTTCCTGAGCTAACGCCTTGCTTCTGCTTTCCGCGTCCTCTGCTTGAGTTATAAAGTATATAATTGCCGCAGCAGCCAAGAATGCAGCGCCAGCAGGGCCACCAATCAACGCAAAAGCAGCTCCAGCACCACGAGCAGCCAAAGCTTGCGCATTCATCAGTACGGTATTTCTAGCAACAACCTGACCTAACGCATTGGTTTGCACCGTAGCAGCTAGTGAGGATCTTGTGTAAGCTATCATTGATGCGGTTGATGCAGCTACAGCGCCAACAAGCCTAGCACCAAATAAAGCAGCTAAAGCTATCACGGCATCAGTTATAATATTTATATTTTCAGCAAATGAATTTAAAGCTTCACCTGCAAACTTGGTTGCGCCTAGCGATTCGTTTATTCCGCCGATATAAACAGTAAGCGCGTTATTTACGTTGGTTAAGCCGTCTGAGAATGTTTTTGTAAATGTTAGTGCAGATTCATCCATTCCCTCTAATGCATTTATCACTCTATCAGCAGTTATCAAGCCTTGAGCGCCAAGCGTTTTTAGGCTGCCAACGTTGGTGTTGAATTCTTTCGCTAATGCTTTGCTGATTGGGATTGATGATTCTAGAATTGATCTTAATTCGTCACCCTGCAAAGCGCCAGAACCTAAACCTTGCGCAAGCTGAATCATAACAGAGCTAGTTTCTTCCGCTGTTGCCCCACCAGCTTTTAAAGCAAGCGTTAACTTGTTCGTTACGTCTAGCAGTTGTTCTTGACTCAAGTTCAAATCAGTAGTCGCTTGCGACAATCTTGAATAAGCCGTTGCAACACCTTCGATATCTGTGGAAGCTCTCTGGGCGATGGCTATAACACCTTGCTGTGCTGTGTTGAATTCTCTTGCTGTTTTAGTCGCTTGTGCAAGCCTGTTATTAACTGTTGTCCACGAATCGGCGTACTTAACAACCTGATTGGTTGCTAAGGCTGTTATGACGGCGCTGGCTATTCTACTCATTCTACCTAGCGAGTCGTTAACTTTATCTGCACTTGTGCCAACGCCTTTTACAGCCCTGTTAGTCCTGTTAGCGTCAGATATCGCACTTCCGCCTTCAAGCTTTATTCTTACAATTTTATCAACCATTTTTACGCGCCTCAGCTTTTTGCTTTTCGTAAAACATTCTTAAAAATTCCTCGTCAACCTCGAATATTATCCTTTCAAATAAATCACACTCGAAATCATGACTACCATTAAATTCTATGTACTGTCTGACAGATGCTTGCTTAATATGTTGAGGGCTAGCCATCTGCCCCACTCTATCTCGCTCCCTATCAAGCCTATAAAAAGCACCAAGAGCGCCACTTGCTTTATCTGTGAGATTCGGCTTTTTCTGTAACAGTTCATTCAATACGCTTTTGTCATACTTAGACCTGTACTTCTCTGGAGTCCTCAGTAGTGCATCAAGCGTCTTCTGACTCCCAGCCGCGTCCCACTTTAGCGCTTTTTTATTTCTTCTATAGCCTCAAGCGCTTCATCTTGTAGATAGCTGTAATAGTCGCTAGCGCCATTGATTAGCGTTGGCACTAAAGTATTGCGATAGTCTTTATTGTTGAATATACTGCGGCAAGTCTCGCGAGTGAACTTTAACACCTTGCCGTTTTCATCTTCCAGATACCCCCAGTCGGTAACGCCATATTCAGCAAGCCACACAGCCCAAAGCTTATTATTGTCCACTTGGCGCGGGGCGTGAGCACCATAAACGCTGCGAGTAACATCAGCCATTTGCTTTTGCTGCTCAAACGTACCAACACGCAACACATTAAAAAACAAATCTGCATTATCTGGCATTGGGTAAATTGGCGCACCATTAGTTACCTTTTCTTGATCTTCTTTAAAGCAACTAATTGATGCTGGTATTTGCTCGTTATCTTCTTCTTTGCGCTTACGAAAAAACATGATTCACCGTTGATAAAATGATATTAGCTACAGTTTAGCAAATTATTTAGTTATATGCTTATAGCTAAATGTTATTTCACGGCTGGTTTGTGATGGGTTAAATTAAGGTTTAAGTTAATTAATGGAGAGTTGAAAATGAGATTTAATACTTTTAATGTCGTAAAAAATACAAATGTTGATTTAAGCAAGGTAAATATGGGAGATCAACACTGTGGCTTGTTTAGGTGCCCGCTTGATCAGGCTGAAAACATTATGCCTGACTTCAAGTGTTTGTTTGACTCTGCACCAGTTAATGATAAGTCCGAATGGGAGCTTGATTTAAAAATCCACATGCTTATGAATGATCAATTCCCTTGCTTGCCAAACTGGCACTGCGACAACGTACCGCGCTTTGATGGAATAACGGACTATTCAAAGTGTGACTTAAAAAACCCTAAGATGCTGCTTTGGATTAGCGGCGCACCTTACACGGAATTTCTAAAAAGCAATGAGGATTTTAATTTACCTTTGAGTCATGCTGACTTGGCAGAGTCAATAAGAAATTCAGAAGTTGAGACAGTTAAAATAAAAGGTCAGTGCTGGGTATCAATGGATCAATTAACACCTCATAGAGGTACCATATCAACCGAGCCTACTTGGCGCGTATTTGCTAGGCTTACACATAAATCAATCGCACCAGTCAGACCTGTGAATAATGTAATAAGAAGGCATTGTCAAGTTTACTTGAATCCAGAATCTTTTAGCTGGTAAAAGCCGCTAATTAAAGCGGCTATTATTTAGAAGTTAGTAAATACCCTGATAGTGCTGCCTGTATCGGGGCTTTCTTCTGCGTTAAAGTTTAGCGTACTGTTTGAGTATCCTGTTTCCATAGGCTGCTCATGCTCTGACAAGTATGCTCGCTCAACTTGAACAATCATAGAATTACCATCAGCCCAAACAATCTCAAACGCCAAGTTAACACGCTCACCATTTAGGTATGCGTCTTCCCATCGTGTTGAGTCTGAAATGTAATTCTTAGCAACAAAGCTACCATTTACAGCAAACTCACGCGCACCTAGCGACTTACGAGCACATCCCGCAGCGGCAGAGCCTTGATAGTTGTTTGCAACTTCAATAGATGCAGACTTTAATGAGCACTCAGCAGGAGCGCCATCAAGCCAGAATTTCTTGAATTGATTCTCAACGCCTACAGCCTCACTCGTATCTTCTGCCGCATCAGTTTGCCCTGTG